TCGTAATCCAAGGCGGCAACTCAGGCCGCCAGACCGCTCGCACGATCGCTAAAGAGCTTCAACGCGAAATGCGTCGAGGCACATCCCGTCTGTAAGTGCGGGGCCGGACTTCCCGGCCCGCTCTTCTTCACGCCATCAGCCGCTATCTGCCGGCGTGGCTTCCTTTTCTCTCAGGGAGAGTCCCTACGATGAACAGTTTGAAATTAGGCCAAGCGGCTGGCGTTGAAGTTGTGCGAGCCGCCAAAGGCCCGGTCAGCGCACTGCCGCTTCGCGGCAAGTTCAAGGTCGAGCACGTTCGCAATGGCGAAGTGATCGGCGTCCACGAGTTCCCCAACGGAATCGTCAACGAAGGTAAGAACCTGTTGCTCGACGTGATGTTCCACGCACAAGCAGCAATCACAACTTGGTATCTCGGTGTGATCGACAACTCGGGCTTCACCGCCCTGGCCAGCGACGACACCTACGACGACATCAACCAAGCCGGCAACGGCTGGGACGAGTTCACCCAATACACCGACGACGCCAACGGCGACAGCACCACGACTCGTCCGGCATGGACGGAAGGCGCGGCCTCGGGCCAGTCGATTACGAACTCGTCTGTCGTGATTTTCGACATCACAGGCACGGCCACCGTTAAGGGCGTGTTCTTGGTCGGCGGCACGAACGCACAGACCAAGGGCGACCACACTGCGGCTGGCAATTACCTGTGGGCGACTGCAACCTTTTCCGGCGGCGATGTGGCGGTTCAGAACGGTGACCAATTGAAGGTCACGTACACCGTCAGCGCCTAATTCGTTCTCTCCCTCGCCTCGGGCCGGGTGGGGCTTCGGTCCTGCCCGGCCCGTTTCCTTTGGGTACGCCTATGGCACTGTTATTCATTGACGGCTTCGACCAGTACGGAACTACCAACGGAAACGATGCTGATGGTATTGAGCATCTTTGGCCGACCAATCTCCAATTAGCGCAGATAAATGTCGCTGATGGTCGAATCAGCGGTAAGTCAATCGTCTTTGCGACGAGTAATGCCTACGTTCAAACACCGCCGCTCGCGCAAATGTCAACGGTGGTTGTTGGGTTCGCGTTCAAGTACGCTGCCCACGCGAATGCCTCGGCTGATGTCGTCTGCACCTTAATGGAAGGCGCGAGCGCAGGTGTAAACCTACGGTTGCGTCAAGACGGGGAGTGGGAAGTCTACAACAACACCACTCTGCTTGGTAGTGCCACTAGCGGCTTCTCGCTGCCAACCGGTACTTGGGCGTTCATTGAACTGAAGGTCACGACGCATGACTCAGCAGGTGCGGTCGAGTTGCGAATCGACGGCGTTACGGCTCTGAATCTAACCAGTGAGGACACGCAACCCGCCACCGGCAACAACTGGGTAACGGCTCTAAGGCTGAATGGCCACTCTGTACCTGCGGACGCTTATACCTTCGATGACTGTTATGTTTTGGACACGACAGGGAGTGTGAACAACGACTTCCTCGGCGACCATAACGTCACAACTCTCTTTCCTGCTAATGAAGGTGACACTATTGAGTGGACACCTAGCACAGGAACCGACAATAGCGATCTGGTCGATGACAATCCGCATAACACTGACACCGACTACGTGACCGGTGCTTCGGGGAACCTCGACTTGTACGATCTGGACACGCTCTCTGGAGCAGGTTCAATCGCGGGCATTCAGATGGTCTCGGTCTGCCGAGAGACAGACGTGAACCCTTTCAGCATCAAGCACGTTGTCAAAGCTAGCGGAACAGAGTACGCCGACAGCGCCGCACCGATCGGGTCTTCACTTTATCTTGCGCGTAAGCGGCTAATGGAAGAGAACCCCGATACAACCAACCCTTGGTCGCAATCAGAAATCAATGCGGCCCAGTTCGGTATGGAGCTAACATAATGGCACTTCTTTGGCTTGACGGCTTCGACTCCTACGGGACTACCGACGGCAACTACCCGACCGGCATTACCAATCGTTACTCCCTCAGCAGTGCATTAACGGGCAATTTGGACGTGGCTGACGGGCGTGTAAGCGGTAAAGCCATCCGTTCAGTTATCAACAGTGTAACGATAACTACACCGTCGTTGGGCAACATAGCTACGATTGTAGTAGGCTTTGCGTTTCGATACACGCAAAACCAAGGTGCTGGCACACTAACAATCCTGTCGCTGCTTGAAGGCGCAAACCTTGGCGTCAATCTCAGGCTTCGGCACGATGGTGATTGGGAAGTTTACCTCGGCAGCACCTTGATTGGCGCAACCGTTGGTAAATGTATTGGAGCAAATGCTTGGGCCTTTCTGGAGTTGAAGGTCGCTACCAGCAACACAGGTTCGGTCGAGTTTAGGATTAACGGCGAGACCGTTATTAACGAGCCGAGTGTAGATACCCAACCGGGTGCTAACTCGTATGTGAATACGGTTAGGATTCATGGTCACAACGTAGCCGCAGACCAACACGACTTCGACGATCTTTATATCCTCGACACGTCAGGGTCCGTGAACAACAACTTCCTCGGTAGTCGCAAGGTCGAAACCATCTTCCCGACTGCGGAAGGCTCTCAGATCGACTGGACGCCGCTGTCCGGCACAGACAACGCCTTGATGGTGGACGATAACCCGCACGACTCGGCCACCACGTACAACACATCTGCCACGTCGGGTCATAGAGACCTGTATGCGTTCGCAGACATGGCTGGCACCGGCGACATTGACGGTATTCAGGTCGTCATAGTCAGCGCTCAATCCGATGCAACCCCCTTCAGCATCAAGGACGTTGTTAAGAGCGGCGCGACCGTTGATGTCGGCGCGGGGCAAGCAATTGGTGGGACGACCTATGTCGCCAAGCAGCGTGTGTTAGAAGAGAACCCCGACACGACCAATCCGTGGACGGCATCTGAAATCAACAGTGCTGAATTTGGTATTGAGGTAGCATAACAATGGGTATTCGCGCAACACAAGAATACGTCGCCATTCTACGAGAGGGCGACGGCGGGGCAGTGCGAGTAACCCAGCACTACCTTCAAGTCCTCGCCACGATCTCGACGGATGTCCCCGTCGATGCGACCAGCACGCTGGTCGTGACGCAGTTAGCTGAACGCACCGGTAGTGTCAACGTCGATGCGGAGAGCGTCCTAGTACCGGCCCATACGGCGACATGCAACATCAAGATGGGTGTTGCGGAGTCCACGTTGGCTTTGACTGACGAGGCCGAGGACGAAGGGTCGATAAGTTTCGCTGAGTCAACCATCGTGTTGACGAGTGAAGCGGTTGGAACCGGCTTCAGGCAGACTGCCAGCAGCGAGCTAACGATGACCGTCACCGCGACGGCCCCGTTCCAACTCCGAAAGAGCGCGCAGTCAACGATCGTACTGACCCAGACGGCAGTCGGGCACGCTCCGTTTTATGAGACGGCCGAAAGCACGCTTGAACTGGCTCAGGCGTTAGTCGTCAACGTCGTCGAGACGGATGCCGAATCAGCACTGGTGCTGTCCGACGCCGCGCGTGTCATCGACGAGTACGAACTGTCTGCGACAGTGACGCTCTCGTTGACCGATGAAGCAGTTGGAATGAATCTGCACTCGTATGCCACGAGTGCGTTGGAACTGGTTCACGAGGCCGACAGCCATGTGAAGGTTCGCTCAGCCACGAGCACAATCACGCTGACCGACACGGCTGTCGTAGAGCACGCGCGACTGTTGAGCAGCGAGATCGAACTTACCGATCTTGCCGAGCAAGGTATTTTGTACCTGTCGGCAGAGAGCGTCTTGGTGCTGGATCAGATCGCCCGCGACGTTGACATTCATGTCGTCGGCGAGACCAGCACTATCGAACTGACGGACGAGGTTACGTGCAACATTAAGATGTTGTCCGTTGAGGACACCATCGAGTTGACCGACTCGAACAACGTCATTCGACCGTGGCGTGTCTCTGCGGAAAATGAACTGACGACGATCGAAGAAATCTTCGACATCGACACGTTCACGATGATCGAGGTCATCACCGGCTTGCAGGATTCGGCCAGCTATGTGCTGGACGGTCCTCGCGAAGTCGAGCACATCATATCGTTCTCGCAGGTCGCTACGGCCCAAGTGGACTTGGGTGCGTTCGGAACAGAGACGGCTGAGAGCACGCTGTCGCTGACTCAGGAAGCACGGCTCAGCAAGCAAGTCCCGGCTGAAACGACTGTAATTCATCTGATCCAGACGGCAACGGCCCAGGTCGGTTACTCGGCGGTTAGCGAACTTGACACGCTGGACGTTGAAGCCGAGGTCATAGTCGTTCGGACCTTGACGGCTGAGAACGAGATCGAGATCACCCATGCGGTCTCGTACATCTTCGAGCAGAGCGACACGCTCTGCACGTACTCACCGTTCATCGGTACGACAAGCGATCCGAATGCCCCGACGCCGCCGCCCGCGACGTACCCGGCAGTGCATGGAACACCTGGCTTCAGGCTTCAATACCCTGGATCGGGTGGCGTCACCGACGAGCTACTGCTGCGAGCGCCCAACTTGGGCAACCGCGACCGGCTGTCGATGGTTCGCATCAACCGGGAGACTCGGGGTGGCACTCTCATCGTGTTCGCCGACCCGATCTGGCCGAAGGTGGAGAACCTCTTACTGTCGTTCTCCGGTTTGAGCGCCGACGAGTCTCAGGACTTGATGACGTTCATGGAGACGCACCTGGGCGAAGAGATTCGCCTGATCGACTGGGAAGATCGCCTCTGGAGAGGGGTGATCGTCAACCCGCAAGAGCCTGTGGTCCAAGACGGCCCCGGCTGTCGCTACACGGCAAGTTTCGAGTTTGAAGGCGAGAAGGTGTAACGATGTTTCAACTGGCGGCCCCGCATCCTGGAATCCAAACGATCTCCCTTCTGCCCAACCCGCAGTTCAGCGACGGTGAAGCCCTCACGGCCACCGTGACGCCGAAGCGGGCGACGGACGGGACGCTCTACACCTATGTGAAGACAAAGGGTGGCCGACGCAAGCTCAACTGGAGCTTTCGCCTCTCAAGGGCGAAGGCTCTGGAGCTTCGCGCGTTCCTGCTCTCGTACTTTGCTTCCAAGATTCAGGTCACAGATCACAACGGGCGTGTCTGGGTGGGCAACTTCACCGGCAACCCGTTCGAGTTAGAGTCATCGGCACCTGGACTAGACAACATAACGATCGAGTTCGAGGGAGTAGAAACATGAGAAGTATTTCCGCTGCTGGTCTGGCGAAGATCATGCAGACGAAAGGCACCGAACCAATCCTCATCTTTGAAGTGGATTGGTCCGTCAGTGCCACCGTGGCCTACGCTGACCGTGACATCGGCACCGAGGTCAAGGGGCGCGTCCTGGAAGTGGGCGACCTTGACGCTGATATTGATGTCTTAAATGCCAACAGTTCTCAAGAATTGGAAGTGGTGCTGGATGACACAGACGGCTCGATCAAATCAATCCTCGACAGCCAAGACGTGCATCAGCGTGATGTCCGTGTTTATCAGTGGTTCGCAGGGCTGGACCTCGAAGACAAGTTCCTCTTGTTCGCCGGCAAAGTCAGCAGCCCCGTCATCTGGTCCGAAGCGGACCGCACGGTCAGGTTCTCGATCCTTTCGCAGTTAGAGGATAAAGAGTTCGGCTTCAGTGCCGAGGAAGGCCAGTTCCCCTTTATCCCGAACGATATGGTCGGCAAGCCCTGGCCTGTGATCTTTGGGACGTGCCTGGACGTTCCAGCCCTACAGGTCAACAAGGCCGTCTCAGGCAGCACCCTTTGCGGCATCGGGATCATCAGCGGCGAAGACCTGCACAACGACGTACCACTGGGCGGCACTGATTGCTCGCTGGGTATCAGTTTGGCAAACGCTGGTCATCAGATCAGCGTACTCAACATTGCCTCATCGTGTTGGGCCGGTGTGAATGATGAACAATCCGACGCCCTACGTGAGCAGGCAAACGAGATACGGAGCCAGTTGGCTCTGATGGTTGCGGGTCGGGCAAGCCAGCAGGAATGTGCCCAGACTCAGCGGCAGTCCAAGTTGGACACCGCCATAGAGAACGGCCTGGGCTGTAACCCTGTCCGCATTTTAGGCGGTGAAGATTTCCCGCAGAACACTCCGATCACGTTGAACATCAACGGCGGCCTGTTCACCGGGATTATGTCAAACGATCAATTCACGATCTCGACTCGGTTCCACCCTGATAACGAAGAGAAGGCCGAACTTGCGCACAGCGGCATCGCCGACGCGCAATGCGAGACACCTGCGCCACCGCAGTTCTTTGACTTCTCACAAGCAGTGCCGCCCGGCACCGGCAACGCATTCGGCAACGATTCAGTTGTGAGGTCGCACGGGTTCATCATCTGCAACGAGCCGCACAAATCCCGACCTTCCATCCCACAAGTGGCTCAACACTTCTGGGCCGAACCGGGTTCACGGGCGGTCATGTTCAGCGACGAAGAGATCACCTACATCGTCTCCATCACCCCCGGCACCGTGTTGGCCGTCAAAGCGTTCAAGACGCTCAACGGCGAGAGGAAGCTGGTCAACGTCCCGAACGATCTGTGGAGAGCCGAGACTGCCGTCTACGGAACCATCACGGCTGTCCAGGTCGTGTTACGGCGACCGCTGAGCACGATCGTGGACCAAGGATGGGACGACGACATCTATGTCACGTTCCAGAACCCGTTGACGAACATGGTCGATATTCTCGACTACATCATCACCAACTACACGGACCTGTCGCGAGATGCAGCAAGCTTCTTGGCGACCCGCACGTTGGTGACGCCGTTCCCGATGAACTTCCCAATTCTGGATCGTCGGAACACGCTGGACCTGATTAAGGACATCGCCTTTCAAGCTCGCTGTGCCATCTGGCTCACCAATGGCGTCTTCTACCTGAAGTACCTGCCCGAATCACCCAGCGTGGATCAGACAGTCTCGGTGTCGAGCATTGAGTCAGGATCGGTCGAAGTCGAACTGACGCCGACCGAAGACCTGATTACCAAGATGGTTATCAAGTGGTGGTTGAGCTACGCAGCCGATGAGCCGAACAAGATCATCCTGCGGCACAACATCAACAAGTACGGAACCAAGCAGCGAGAGTATGATTTCTTCTGCTACAACCAGCCGGACATCATCCTCAAGGTGGCGACGTTCTGGTTGATCCGTAAGAGCAACACCTGGAAGAAGCTTCGCTTCAGAGGGTTCCTGGACCTGCTGCAACTGGAATCGTTCGACACGATCGAGTTGCTGTCGTCGGGCCAGAGCTACGTGGCCAACACCGACATCAAATGTGTGGTGCAGAGGGCCACCTACGACTCGAACTCCAACACGATCCAATTCGAGTGTGAGGTTCCGGTCAAGGCTGGAACGACGGTTGAGTACCAATTCTTCTGGCCGAGCAGCTTGAGCGTGACAAACACGTTCCCGACGCCGGCCGAGATCGCAGCCGGCAACGCTGGTGGCGACGGCATTGGAGCAGGTGCCACCGGCACCTTACCGATCGGGTTCACGGACGGAATAAGCTCGGGCGGCACGGTGTTTGTGGGCGGACCCAACGTGGTGTTCCGGGCCACGAGTGATCGCGGTGATCCGACTCCGACTGACGTGGGTTTCACCGCGCAGACGATTATCCCGCCAACTGTGTTCGCTGAGGTTGAGACTTCAGTTAATCCGAATCCCGACTTGTCTCTGAACTACGTTGACCCGCTACCGCCGATGCAGGACATGGTTAAGTACGCATCCGACAACGTAATTGATATTCGTAGGACAAAGATCGTTGACAGTGCAAATGGCACCGACCATGCGTTCTTAATCTCGATCATCCGCGAGATTCTCAACGAAGAGTTGATTATCGCAACCAGCGCGAAATTCGGCGATGGCGAAAACGCCGAAGAGTTCGACTTCGAGTTCGATGCCGAGGGGTCCAAGTTCGGTGCAGGAACAGCCTTCTTGAAGGACGACTAATATGCCTCGACTGGCGAAGGAGAGTATTGACCGGTTCTTCGACTACAGCGTACACGTCGAGAGTCGGACATTGTTCGTGGGAGATGGTGGAGACGGTGAAATCGACGCCGATGCCGCTAATCGCGTCATCATGGGATTTCATCTGCTCACCGAGGCCAGCAAAGAGAAGCCGATCGCTGTCTACATCAACAGCTTCGGCGGGTGCTGGTTCAATGGAATGGCGATCTTCGACGTGATAAAGAGTTGCCCCTGCCCCGTGACCGCCTACGTGCTCGGGGCTGCAATGAGTATGGGGTCCATCATTCTGCAAGCCGCCGACGAGCGGATCATTTACCCGAACGGCACCATCATGGTGCATGACGGGTACGAGAGCAGAACTGGTGACATCCCGCAGACGTTCGTGAACTGGGCGGAATACTCGAAGAAGACCCGCAACAGCATGTACCGCATCTATGCGGACCGATCCGGGAAACCAGTTAGTTTCTGGCGCAGGAAGTGCGCGGCCGACCTGATCCTGACAGCGCAGGAAGCAAAAGCGTTGGGACTGGTGGACTCGATCTATGGAGAGACCGGAAACTAACTGGACCCGTTTTTATAGGCCCCGTTCAGCCCCTTGGCTGAGCGGGGCTATTTTGTTGCGCCTTGCGAGAGGGGCAGCCGACGCAGGCGTCGGCCGGGACGTTCTTCATAAAATGGTCCTTAACTTCAGGGTGGTTACAGACCATCACCACGTCGATCGCTCCGGTCTTGCGGTCCATCTTGGTCCCTTGCATCCGCATCACGCACTCAGGCCAGATCGGGTGAAACAGCCTGGGGTTGTGAGCGTCTCGTTTGTATCCGTTGATCTCGGGTGGCGGTGCGCCGCCACCATTCGTGTACTCGATTGAACCGTCTTCGTGAAACTTTGGCCGAGGATACAGCCTGACGAGGCCATCATCGGGTGGGAGCGTAAACCCTAGATTCTTCAGTGAGACGCCGGCATGGACTGAGGTTGGTATCTTACTCAAGATGCGATCAATCGCCGCTTGAGAAGGCCCCGGCTTGTCGTTGCAACCACCGCAATCAGACATCTCTTACCTCGCAATCGAAACATTGTTCTTCTTTGACGATAAACCCCTTCAGCGGACAATCACCGTTGCAGATCATGGTGACACCGGCCGAACCGCACTGGCGTTCCCACATCCTCGTGCGACGTGATGCACACGGCAGCCACAGAGGAATCAGGCGCAGCGGATTGTCGGGATCGCGTTCATAACCGTTCGCGATCGGCGGGCGACGGATGTTGCCCAGCGGAACATACAGCAAGCTGCCATCAGGCAGGACCGTGGGTGGATAAACAAATTGCTTCATTCGTCGCAC